AAGACTCGAACGACGTCGCGTACGACTGGTCCACCTTCAAGGCACTCCGCAGGATGAGAGACGTTCATCGACTCTCGGGTTTCTTCACGACGCGAGTCTACACAGACGCGGAACATTGCTACTATACAGGACTCCTATTCGTGGCGATGGCGCATACGCACAATGTGACGGTCACAGAAGAGATGATCGTATGGGTGTTCACTCACGACGCGCTCGAAGTCGCCACTGGGGATCTATTGTATCCGGCGAAGAATACGAATAGGTTGACGCAGGAATCGTGGAGCGTAATAGAGAAGGAAGTGTCTGAGTCGATGCCGTCATTAAAAGGATACGCGGACGTTGACGGAATGAGACTTCTCGGCGTGGACGCGTGGAATCTTTTCAAAGCGTGCGACGCGCTTGAGTTATGGCTCTGTTGTACCGAAGAAAGGAATCGATCTAATGAGATGAGAAACATCGATGGAACGACGGTCGAAGCGACGATGTTCAACGTCTTGAAAGACTGTCCGTTTGAGCATATTCGAGAGGCGGTTCACGCGTGAAAAAGCGAGACGACGGAGGACAGGCGTTTCCTAGACCTATGGGAAGCCGTATTGACGGACATGGAGGAGAATATTCCGAGAGTAGGTTAGGCATGACCTTGCGCGACTACTTTGCGGGACAGGCTCTCGCGGGAATGAATAACTCAATACGTGACACAGAGATAGAGATATCTACGAAGAGCTACGCGATTGCTGACGCTATGATCGCAGAGAGGAGTAAGTCATGACAGACGAAACCGATTCTAGAAGAGCCGTGAACGCATGACGCCCGAAATAGTGTTCGGGCCACCTGGGACAGGAAAGACGACCGAACTGATCGGTCTTCCGCCAGATGTCCCGAATCCATCGGGATTCGAAGGAATCCTAGAACGAGAATTGAAGACCGTCAGACCAGAAGAAATCGCGTATGTCTCATTCACAAGAGAAGGATCTGATCAAGGTCGAATACGCGCTATGAAGAAGTTCGGTTTTGGAGCGAAAGACTTTCCCTACTTTCGTACACTTCACAGCATGGCTTTCCAGGCTCTTGGTCTAGAGCGAAGTATGGTCATGGGTCGAGAGCAATATCGAGACTTCTCCGCTAAGATGGGAATGCACTTCACGGGATACTACACAGAAGATCTACACCACGATGACGATATGTACTTGTTCTTCGACGAGCTCTATCGGAACAATCCGAGAATGGCGGAGACGTATCTTTCTTTCATGAACGTGAAAACGCTTCAGTATGTGCGGAACAACTACGCCTCGTATCGAAAGACATTCGCCATGATGGATTTCACAGATATGATAGAAGTATTTTGCTCGAAGAACATTCAGATTCCAGTGCGCGTCGCCATTATTGACGAAGCGCAAGACTTGACGACCTTGCAATGGAAAGCTATTTTTCAGGGATTTCGTGGTGTAGAGCGTATGTATATTGCTGGCGATGACGATCAAGCGATATATCAGTGGTCTGGCGCGGACGTTGATTACTTCCTCGGCATAGAAGGAAATATACGCGTCTTGAAGCACTCGTATCGTCTACCGGACTCGATACTGCGATACGCTGGAAGGATAACGAAGCAGATAGGAAAAAGAGTAGATAAAGATTACGTGGGAACGGGTCAAGAAGGACTCGTCGATATCCATAGTTCGATTGACGATATACAGATAAGACCGAATGAGACGTATATGTTCCTTAGTAGGAATAATACGTTTCTAGACGACGTAGAGAAGTACATCGTGTCGAAGGGTCTGCTATACAGAAGAAAAAGGAAAGCATCGGCGACAAGGGACGAGTACTCTGCGATAACGACGTACGAGAAATGCCGTAGAAAAGGAAGCGTCGATCTTATGGAAGAAGCCGTTCTTCGATACGTCACAAAAGAAGGATACGACATACGCGCTCCGTGGTACGACTCATTCAGCTGGTCTCCCGATAAGCTCATATACTTTCGAGACCTTGTCGCGAAGAAGGTGAGTTTAGACGATAATAACATCACGATCGGCACAATACATTCCGTGAAGGGTGGAGAAGCAGATAACGTCGTCATTCTAATGGACGTCACTCGAAGCGTTATGTCGAATATCGAAAAGAATCCCGATAGCGAGCATCGAGCGTTCTATGTCGGATGCACGAGAGCTAAGAAGGAACTTCACATAGTCAACAGTAACACGAAATATGCGTACAAGATCTACGGTTCGAAGGAGTGACATATGCGCAAGTCTTTCGCCGTCGTACTGATTGTTCTTGCTTCCGGTTTATCGTCGAGCGAGACCGTGTACGAGTACGCGGCTCGATTATCCGGATTAGACAAGAAGGAATGGAGAGGGATAGCTATAACAGAATCTAGAGAACGGGACAACGCGATCGGGGACGATGGTCATAGCATAGGCCGGTTCCAGGTGAACGAGCTGTTCCATGCGTACTACGCGTGGAAGTATGGAGAGTACGATCCTACGAAACCGTTCGATAACGCTCGTATATCGGGACTCAACTACAGAGACAATCTGTATCACTTCGGCATAGTAGAAGGCGTATGCGACCCTGATACGTGGAGAACGCGTAGAAGGGACATGGCGATCGCCGCGCATAATCAAGGATTGAAAGGAGTCAAGAAGAACGGAGTCGGATACAAGTACGTGATTTCTGTGAGGAGGAATGCGAGATGAAGAAACCCGAGGGGAAGCACGAGCCACATCTGATCTATCAAAGCATGACGATCGCCGTGGCGCGTCAAAGAAAGTACGGAATAGAGAAGCACGGGTCTATTGACGGTTGGAAGACCACGTCTACAATAGAGCACTTGGACGCGGCTCGTCGGCATATAGACGAAGCAATTGAGGCCGTTATGACGGGAGATATGCACAGATTGATAGACCCGGATAGCGGTCAATGGCACTACGCGGCCGCGATCTGTAATCTCATGTTCGAGATAGAGCGTTTATATTGCGACGCTATAGAACAACCGTCGCTTCCCAAGAGAGATATCAATACGGGCGGATACTCGGGAGGCCGAGAATGAGCATGAACACGGAGTATATCGAAGCGTGCGCTATTCTATCGCAGTTCCCACAATACACGAGCGCACCTCGTGGGATGAAGATCAAGGAGATGAGTCCGTATATCTTCTCGATAGAGAACCCGTATAAGAGAATAGTGACTATACCCGAGCGCGCGTTATCAATGAAATACCTCGTCGGGGAGTTATCGTTCTACCTTTCGGGATCTGACGACCTGTCTTTCATATCGTACTACTCGAAGTTCTGGAACAAGGTCAGCGACGACGGTGTAAAGGTGAACAGTGCTTACGGAAAGCGGATATTCTTCGATATGACGCGCGGGTCCACGCAATTCAAGTATTGTATTGATCAACTTATCAAAGATCCCGATACAAGAAAAGCCGTGATGACGATCTACGCGCCTTCCGATTCTGTAGACGGTTCCAAGGACAATCCTTGCACGCTGTCCATTCAGTTCTTACTCAGGCAGAATAAGCTGAATTGTATCGTGAACATGAGATCGAACGACGTTTGGTTCGGAACTCCGTACGACGTCGCGTTCTTCGCATTCGTTCAAGAAAGACTGCTTGTCGCGTACAACGCGAGGTCGGCTCTAACGGCGGAAATGGGATCGTATACTCATTTCGTCGGGTCCTTGCACGCGTATGAGAAGGACTGGGAGAGTGTCCGAAAATGCGCGTACAGTGCGGGGGATGGCGTAGGACTTGATGAAATGCCGCGCATCTCTTCGGCATTCGATATGGAACTATGGCTCTACCTTGACTGGGAAGAGGCGCGTAGGACGGGGAAGGATACGCACATAGAACAAGATATGCTGACCGACCCTGTCTTACTATGGATGATGGATGTTCTTTCGGAAGGAGCGTGATATGATAAGGGACATCACTCACCATGACATCGACATGTTCTATCAGCTCGAGAGGATTAAGGAACAGAGTCGGTGCATCGACAAGCAAGTCGCGTGCGTTATCGTAGACGCCGATTACAATATCGTAGCGTCGGGTGTGAATACGATAATCAAGTGCGACAAGAATTGCCATGACAAGGAACACAGGACCTGCGAGGTTGTTCACGCCGAGAGAATGGCCGCTGAGTCTATGACGCCGTACTCGACTGAAGGATATCGAGCATACTGTTCTCTATTTCCTTGCCGAGCGTGTCAGGAAGCGCTAATGGACGAAGAACTCAGAATAGACGAGATCGTCACCTTCGGCATGATTCATAAGGACTGGATAGCGGGCGACAAGCTGACGGTGTTCCATCACCTTCCTTATACGCTCTTGAAACATAACGGGGAAGAGAAGCAGAGGTCTATCGCTCAAGGAGAACTAGCCGAGTTGATAACGGCTATAAGCGATATGTTCTCAAGGGACGATAAGGCGCTCGGCGTCTACAGTCTCGTAGACGAGATATACGACGCCGAACTGCAGATCGAACTGTTGAAGATCGTGGCGCATAACTCGTATCCCGAGACGTATAACATTCTACGAAAAGCGCGCGCCGATAAGACGATGAAGCTGTTGAAAAAGTACGGGGAACATGGCCTAAGTAGTTATGGTGTAAGTAATTAGCGCATCGCCGAGTATACAGGGCCGTATAGTGTTGGCGCTATCCAAGGCGGGCCTGAGCCATACCCAACTACGGCTCAGGCCCGTTGCGCACAATGCGCCAACATCCTACGGCTCCTACATAGCGCTATAAGGCAGGACACGGAATGCGATACGTTAAACGTTGCGCAATCTGCGGAAAAGTGTTCAAGTCGACGCGTCCGAATCAGAAGACGTGCGGAATTGTCTGTTCTACGTTATTGAAGGGAACGTATCGCGTAAAGAAGGGCGAACACAATGGCGTCTGTAAAGCGTGCGGAAAGCCGTTCGTCACGCATCAGCACAGAGACTATTGTAACGATGTCTGTCGTGCCATAGGGAACGATAAGAAAGTCTGGACGAAAGCCGTATGCGAAAGATGCGGCGAGCCGTTTGAGCGATCTTCGAAGAGGAAGGTCTATTGTGACAAGAACGATTGTTACCGACTTGCGAAAATTGAACGCGACAAAGAAAGAAGGAGTCGATAATGACGATATACGTCTGTGCGAATGAGATCGAAATGTGTGACGATTGCGGCAGAGATTGTCCTATAAAACGCGTATCGAAGATAGAGCTTATCAACGCGCTGATCGGACTAAAGAAAGGAGATTGCTTCTGCGATGTCGGAATAGATAATCCAATGCTTCAAGGTCGTCATTCTCGGTCTTGCGGTCAAGCGACCCGGGCATTAGATAAATTAAAGGAGTGAAGAATGATGCAAGTGAAAGGCGTGATCGATGAATAGACCCGACCTAAGCGGAGCGAAGATCATATCGCACGATATAGAGACGTACGATCCGTATATAGAAGCGGGTCTAGGAACGAGCGTGTACCGACCCGAGGGATGTGTCCTTGGAATGTCGATAGCGACAGACGACGGTTTCGCGGAGTACTACAATCTAGGCCACAGAGGGATAACTGAAGAAGAGCGCGAAGGGAATATAGCGTATCTACGCGATGTTCTCGCTCTACCTATACCGAAGGTCGGTGCGAACTACTTGTACGATATGGACTGGACAGAAAATTGGAGAGGCTGTGGAATAAAGATACACGGACCCTTCAACGATGTTCAGGTCGCGGAACCGTTGCTCGATGAGTATAGTCACAAGTACAATCTCGACAATCTAGCCGCGAAGTATCTAGGAGAACATAAGAAGAAGGAACGACCGCAAGAGATATGCGACGCGAATGGATGGAAAGGAGATTTCAGAAAACATCTATGGAAAATGACCTACGAGGACGTCCGAGACTACGCGATAGGAGATGCGGATCAACCGATTCGCATCCTCGCTCTGCAATTAGCCGAACTAGAAAAGCAAGGTCTACTGGATCTATATCGCATGGAGATGCGATTATACCCATTGTTGATATCGATGCGAAAGAACGGTGTCAGAATATCAGAGGTCAATAGAGAGAAGGCGCGTGAACAATTGACTAGAGAGCTCAAAGTACTCGAAGACGACTTGTTCGGAATGTGCGGAGACTTCAACTACAATAGCGGTCAACAAGTCGCACTCGTGTTCGATGAACTCGGAATACCGTACGAAACTAAAGAAGAAACCGGAAACCCGATAATGAATAAAGATTTTCTTGAGACCGTGGATCATCCCATAGCCGAAAAGATAGTGAGAGCGAAAGGAATAGCGCATATACTCGGAACATATATCGAAGGCGCGTTCACCGAGCATTGCGTCGATGGACGCGTCCATTGTAATTTCAAGCCTACGAAGCAAGAAGAGGGTGGTACGGTGTCCGGACGTTTCTCGGCATCGGATCCTGCGCTCCAAGGAATACCGAGCCGGGACGAAGAGTTCTCGTCATTATGTCGAGGTTCGTTCATACCCGAAGAGGAATGCGACTGGGGGAAATTAGACCTTAGTCAGATAGAGTATAGGTTGATCGCGAACTACGCGCGCGGCGAAAGAGCGGAAGAGATAAGGGACCGGTATAGGAACGATCCTAATACGGACTATCACCAGTTGATTATGGACTGGACGGGAGTAGATCGATTCACGGCGAAACGATTGAACTTCGGAATGGCGTACTTCATGGGTTCATCTTCAATGGCGCGGAAGTTCCATTACACTCTAGAAGAAGCGACGGCGCTTCAACAGAAGTACATGGATAACGTTCCGTTCATGAGTCCGACTAGACAAGCCGTCGTCACCGTAGGCGAATCTAGAGGATACATACGAACAATTCTAGGCCGTCGCGCAAGAGTTACTCCGTCTATGAGAGGCGGTCTCGACGAAAATGGGGATAAGCAGAAGAAGAAGACGTACGTATTGTTCAATAGATTGATTCAAGGTAGCGCGGCGGACCTATTGAAAAAGGCGATGGTGGATAGCTGGGAAGCAGGTCTGTACGAAATACTGACGCCTCATCTCCGTTCACGAGGA